CGATCGACTCCAGTACCGCCTCGGCCTTGTACTCCTCGGCGCTCTCGAAGGCGCTGAGCAGACGGCTCTTGGTCTTCTCGGGTAGGCCCGACTTGGCGATGTGTGCGCTGACCTCGGTCCGAGCCTTGGCCATCTTGCGATCGCGCTCTTGGTAGGAGTCGTGAACCTTGGTCACTTCCTCCTGCACGATCGAGCGCACCGTCTCCATCTTGATGAACCCGGCCGGAGGCTCGGGCGTCGGCTGCGGTACGGGTGCCGGGACCGGCGCCTCGTTCTTGCCGTCATCATCGCCACCCCCGCCATCGCTCTCTGCGGCGGCGAGCACAGCGACCAGATCCGGTCGATGCTCCTTGAGCATTTCCGGCGTCAGATCATTCCACTCCACGTTGTCCTCGCTTTCCTGTGCTGGTAGGAACTGTGCGATCCCACCGCCCGCCGCGGGGAATGCTACAAAATCTACCGAGTGGTTGGCAACAAACTTGTTGACCCGCTCATGGTAGTGCCCGTCAGTACCCCGATAACGCTGGCCCATGAACTCATGGACCGCCGACAGACCGACGTGCTTGCCTGCCGCGCGAACGAACTTGGCGAACTCGGGATTGATGAAAGTGACCTTGCCCCGCGCCTCGCCTTCGGCGCCGAGATAGGTTGAGTCGATGCGCGCTGCCAGATCCTGTACCTGGCGCTTGCGCGGCATCGCCCGATCGCCGTGGTTGATGAACATCGGCGTGTCGTTCCAGAAACCGCTCGTGACTGCCTCTTGGATCGCTTCCTTGGGGTAGAAGCGCCGGTTCAGGCTCTCACCCGCGCGGATGATGACCACATCGGCCTGCGGCAGCCCCTCGGCGTTATCGCTCCACACCGCCTCGTGCGCAGGCAGTATCTCCTGCACCGTCTGGTGGATAGGTCCGATGACCGTCGAGAAGAAGCCAGTGAAGGGCGGCATGGGTGTTACTCAGCGTCCTCTTTGAGTTCAGGACCGGCGAGGTGGACGACCTTCTTGCCGTCAGCGCTCATGCTGTACTTGCCGCCCTGCGCCGTGACCATCGTGCTCGTCTCGTCGTTGTACGAGAGCACGTCCGCCGCCTTGACGCCCGCGGCCTTCATAATCTTGCCCTTGGCGCCACTGCCTGCGCTCTTGGCCTCGGTCTTGGCCTTCTCGGCGTCGGCGGTGCCGTCTACCTGAGCGTCCACCCCGACGACATCCGTGGGCTCAGTGTTGATCGTGTTGGCCAAGCCCTGCTCGCCGTCTGGCGACTTGCTCTTGTTCCAGTTAGCCATCTTCTTCACGTCCTCTTTAGGCTTGGGGAGCTACTACCTTCTTTTTACGATACACCGTCACTGGCGCTTGCTGCGCGGTCCAGTTGCGCCCTCGCGTGGCGGACGGCCACGGGTGAGACGAATATCGTCGGGCGTGCGCCCCGGCGCATTGACACCAGTCGTCGCCTTCTGGCCGGAGGCACCGTTCTTAGAGTCCCGGCCAGAGGCCGCGCCTCCAAAACCATTACCACCAGCGACGACCATGGGCGCGTCGAGCGACTTCTGCTGCTGCTCCTGGCGCATCTCGGCCTCGGCATCCTCCATATCGGCGATGCGCTTCTCCTCGGCCATGATCTCGTCCCAGATCATCTCGATGTTGGGCACGCCCAGCACCTGTGCCGTCTGGCGCAGGGCGATCTCGCGCACGACGCGGTTCTTGGGCGCCACCTGCTGGCTCCACTGGGCGAAGCCGGTCACCCACTTCACGATGTCCTGGGTCATTATCGGCGGGAACTTCCAGGCGATCTCGCGCTCGCTGGCGTCAATCTCTGACGGCGCAACGTCGTTGGCCACGCTGATCACGTACTCGGCCAGTTCCTTGTAGTCGTTGCGCAGGAAGGTCTGGAAATCCTCGAACGCCTTGATCACCGCGACCTCGACCGACTGCGCTCCGGCGAGCGCATTGTTGGTGCCGCCGAAGTAGTGGTTGGGCGTAGCCGTGCCCGACCCGGCAATGGTCAGCAGGCGCTCGGCATCGCGGTCGGCGTTGGGCGCTCCAGTGTCGGCACGAATGCCGGTGATGGTGCTGTTGTTGCTGTCGATGATCGAGCCGGGCATGGGTCGCCGGAACGACGACGGCACGAGCGGCTGGTCAGCACCGGGCGTCACCTGCAGACCACCGAGGTGACCAGACAGGTTTGCCACGGATACAGGGCCACCTGTGATCTTGCGCTGGTAGGCGAGCGCATTGGCCGCGGCATTGATCGCCCCGCGGTCCTCCATGAACTCCTTGATCACCCTGAACCACTCGCGGCTGGCGAACAGCTCGCTCACCCCGCGCAGTCCTGAGCGCATCCACACCGGGTTGATCATGCGGTGCTTGAGCCGCCCCTCGCCCTGCTTTTCCTTGGGGATGACCAGCCCGCGGCTCTCTATGTCGGCGAGGTACTCGTCGCTGACTCGAAAGTCGCGGTAGTACTTGACCGTGGCCATGGTGCGCTGGTCGAGCGCCCACGCGCCCTCGCCGTTGTTCAGCTTGGGGTCCCACTTCTTCTTGCGGAAGACGCGCCTGTACCAGACTGGCATACGGCCGTTGTCGGGGTCATACAGGATGTGCGTGATCTGATCCATGGGCAATATGCCCACGCGCACATAGGGCGTCTCGCCAGGCGTGGTGAAGAGCATGATCATCTGCTCGCCGTCAGTCAGGTTCTCGTCGAAGTTGAGCACCTGCGCGAAGTGGCTCGTCCACACCGCCTGGTTGACCGGATCGTTCCAGAAGTCATCGACGATGCGTTTGGTGTTGGTGTCGCGGATCTCGTAGCTGACGCCCTTGCCGAGCACGAACCTGAGCGCCAGCTTGATCGCCTGCTTGGCCATCGGGTTCTCGTGGCGCAGACGCCTGATGCGGTTGATGGTCTGCACGCGCTTGGCCTGCGGCAGCACCTCATCGGTCGCATCGGTGATGTTGTTGAGGTCGATGAAGGCCAGCTCCTCGACCCGCCGCGAGAGCAGCGTGTACTCGGAGTAAATCTGCTCGTTGGCCTTCAGCAGCTCGGCATTGGACACCGACAGCTCATCAACCTGGGAACGCAGAGTCGTTCGTGCCATCAGCGTCCCTGTTTTGGAAACAGTCCAGCCATCAGTGGGACTTTAGCACTGCCGCGGGGCACAGGGGAAGGAAACGGCCTACCACTTGGCTATCACGCCGTAGGCCAGAGCGAGAGGAGCGCACTGTAGCACTGCTGCGGGGACCGGATGCTGGGGAGTTTACGGCGCTGCGCAGGATACCCCGTGGTCACCCACATTTGCATCCACAACAAACACTCCCCAGCACCGGGTATTTTCCTTCGAGTCCCTGCGCGCCTACGAGGGCTCTCATGTAGTACGGCACCCCTGCTGCGGCAGTGATGCAGACCAAGAAGCCGCCCGCTACAAGCTCGCCATGTCTGCGCAGCCATGGGCCACGAAGCGAGCGGCCTCTCCGGTCGTAATCTGCCTCCCACCGCCGCGTCTCGTGGCGCTGCACGGTGTGCTCGGGCGCGACCCGCAGCAGGACAGGCGCACAGTGTCGCGCTACCGCATTGCGGTGTCAATACCCCACCGGAGTATCAGTAATCACCGAGGCTGAAGCCCTCGCGTGGGTCTAGCCCGCTGTCGATGCGCATACGCTCCATGGCCACGTCGAGGCCCAGTTCCTCGGCTGTCGCGTAGACCATCTGCGTCTGCGGGTGGTACTCGTTGAACAGCTCTGGGTAGACGGCATAGAGCCCGTAGCGTATGGCGCTGATGGCGTGGTTGTCAGCATCGACGGGCACCTCTGTCGGGCCGTCCTCGCTGCGTCTGCGTATCTCGTCGGGGTAGTGGTAGAGGTTGTGTTCCTCGATGGCGTGGACACAGGAGGGGTCGAAGGTGATGCGTGGCCAGATGCCGAGCGGGTTGGCAGTGCTCACGTCGGCGTGCCTGAAAGGGTCGCGCAACATGCGGTGGTAGACATCTATGCCGGTGCGCAGTGGCGGCTTCGCCCCCCACGCGCGGTAGCCCTTGATGCGCCAGCTTGCTATGGCCTCTGCCGCCGCCTCATCGACCACCACCTCCAGCTCCGCTGATGGGCCATTGCCTGGCTTGCCGCCGTCGAACATGGCGTACGGCCACGCGCGCTGAGCCTCGGCGATGATCTCGTCGGTCGTCTTGCCGGTGCGGTAGACCTCGCCGATGACCCGTATCGTCTCGTCGCCGGTGACTTGCACGAGCAGGCAGGCGTATGGGTTGGTGATGCCGGGGTCCACCCACAGCATGGTCTTCTGGCCGACCTCATAGTGCTCACGGCGGACATGCACGTCGCGCATGAACTCTGGGAAGACAACACCTTTGTAGGACACGAAGTCGGCCATCCACTCCTGGCGCTCGGTGACGTGGGCGACTGGATCGGCCGCTATGAGCCGCTCGACGCGCTCAACGTCAGAGCGCAGGATGAGTGGGTTAGCTGACGAGGGCACCTGCACTGAGTGCCACTCGTCAGGGTCCTCACCGGCGTCAGTAGCCGCCCGCGCACTCTGGCCGTAGGTCCACAGCCGGTAGAAGAAGTTGCGCCCGCGGGGAGTGCTGCTGAACACTGCCCGCCCCGGCTTGTCAGACAGCGTGGGCCGCAGCAACTCCTCCCACGTGAGCGGCTTGAGCCGTGCTGCCTCGGCCACGATCATCAGGTCAACGCCCTCGCCGATCAACTGGTCCGGGTTCTCCTCGGTGCGGCACTCTATGAAAGAGCCATTCTCGAACTCGATCCAGTGCTCCCTTTTCGACTTGCCCGTGACTGGGATCATCTTGCGCCGCACGGCCAGATCCCAGACCACGCGAAACTCCTTCTCGGCGAGGTCCATCGTGGGCGCCACGATCCAGACGTAGCTCTCGGGCACCATGCACTGCAGGAAAGCCTCCCTGCCACCGGCCTTTGACTTACCGGCGCGCCTGCCGCAGTCCCATATCAGGAAGCGCTCAGTCCGACTGTGCTCCGTCGCCTGCCACGGGAAGACCTCCAGGCCCAAGGATCGGAAAACCTCGGCCTTCGCCTCCGGCGTCCACCACATCGCCTTCGGCCTGCGCGGGTCGTCGTGCGGCAGCGCGAGCAGCGACTTCCATGAGGTCCCCGTAGGTGAGGATGTTGACGACAGTGCCTGGCTGGCCAGCACCCTGTCCGGCAGCTCCTGCTCCAGCGCCTCTGCCTCCGGCCGCTCCAGCAACCCGGTCATATATGGCCAGCGTTATCTTCGGGTCCGCCGCGCGCAGAGCCGCGGGGTCCGCTACGCGCTCCTCCATCCATGCCTCAATCTTACCCCCCACCCTGTTCTTGACCAGCGCCCGCTGCTCATCAACCCGCGCCCGAAACGATGGCTCCTCGTACCAGCGCGCCACAGTGCCCCGCGCCACCCCGGCGTGGTCCGCCGCCTCGTCGAACGTACCACCCGCCGAGAGGATGACGCTGGCCATCTCGCGGTGCGCCTCCAGCGCGGCATAGTGCGCCCGCCGCGCAGGCGTCAGGGGCGCATCGACCAGTGCCGCTGCTTTCTCCTTGAAGATCTCCACCTCACCACGCACGAGAGCCGGGTCAGCCTCGGCCAGCAGCGACAGGTTGCGCTCGACCATCTCGCGGTGGCCCTTGGTGATACGCGAGGGACGCGGCGTCCTCGTCGCGCCAGCGTCAGGCAGCGGGTGCCTGTGCAGGTCAGCCCCCGCAGCCCCTGTGCCCCCGCCCGTGAGTGGGTGCGGGTGGCCTAGGTGTCGTGCCGGTCGAGTCACCAGCTTCTTGCGTTTCCTGCTGGGCTTGTATGCCTCGCGCACCTCGGCTTGCGGCTCGACACGGATGATTTTCATCGCAGGTACTCGATCACCTGCGCTATAGCCGCTCTAACGCGCCGCTTGGAACTGGCTCGCGCACGCCGAGTGTCGCCCTTGACCACGCGCACGTAGGCGTACGTGCTCGACGGGCTGAACTTGCCACACTTGTGTGACTTCTCCTTCACATCACTCCTCGACCGCCAGCAGCATTGCCTGCGCCAGTGCTGCCTGATCGAGCAGGATGAGACAGTCCTGATGGTGCGGCGCGTCCTCGGTGCCGAATGGCTCGCCGTCCGCCGCTGCCGACGCGAACAGGCCGCGCCAGTAGCCGCCAGCGCTCGTGTTCAAGCCGCACAGTGACGACGCCTCGTCGAGTTGCGCATGGCTGGTCCCATCAACCTTTACCCCGGCAGCGTCATAGAGCAGCCGCCACACGACTTCCATGCGCGGAGTCTAACTGCTCCCCAAGGCTACCAAGGTGATAAGCAGGACGACGAGGACCACTATCCAAGCGACTACCAACAGCCAGTAGCCGTGCGGGTCAGTCACAGCACCAGCGCCAGTACCACGGCGACAGCGACTACGAGTGCGGCCAAGCCGAGGATAACCACCGCCACGCCCATGAATGTCTCAGCGTCACGCATCAGCCGCCATCCTTCAGCAGGGCGCGGGCGTCCTCGTGAGCGTCACAGATACAGGGACCGGCGATAGGCTGCCACTCATGGCGCTCAGACAGATTGCGCAGCGCCTCCCGCCACGGCTTTACCGCCTCGGCTTCAAGTGTCTCTACGGCCTGGCGCAGATCACCCGCAGTCACGTCTTCCTTCATATTGCGCGCCAGCCAGAAAAGAACATTGTTGCGCCGGTTGAGGTCGTCCATCACTGCAGTGGGTGCTTTATGAAATAACCCACGGTCATCAATAGCCAGGCGATGACGATTACCACGACGAAGCGCCAGCCGGTCATGTCTGGTGCGCCGTACCGCGCAGATGCATCTCGTTGTGCATCTTCGCTGCCTCTACGCGATCTTCCTCGGCCTTGACCAGGCGCCCTTGGTTTTCAATCATCCGCTCCATCTGCTCGGTCGTGAAGTGCTCAGTATCTTCGTTGCCCGCTTCCAGAGTTACGGCTATGCGTGTGAGTAGATCGTAAAACCGATCGTCAAGAACGATATTTATAGCCCCTGCTTCTACAGGAAAGTTGTACACCGTACCTATCTCACCGGGCACTGTGTCGCGCCTGTCACCAGTTTTCCAATGCACAGGCGCCTCGTACTTCAACCCGCAACCCTCGATCGCGCACAGGAATACGCCACGGTAGTACCAGTCATCTATCTGCTCGTGCGATGGTGTGACGTTGCCGCCGTAGTACGGCCCCTGTCCCTGTGCGAATGCGTGGGGCGCTATCTCGCGCGGTCCGTCAAGCACCGTCATCCTCCTCGTCTAGTGGCGTCGTCTCCTGCGCCACCAACCTGTCCACGCCGAGTTGCTTGCGGAACTGCTTGCCCACCTCGCGCAGGTACGGCGCGTCGTCAATATCCTCCTGCATCCTGAAGCGCGCATCTACCTCGGGCACAGGGAGGGCTGGTGGCCCGAGTGGGTAGTCGCCTGGCGTGAGTTTGAAGTCACCGAAAGTAGGCGCGTCCAGCTCTGCCAGCGCGTCACGCAGCCTGCGCGCCAGGAGTGGGCTTATCTCTGTGTACTTGAGGTATGGCGTGGGGCCGTTCCAGCCGATCTCTTCGGCCATGAGACGCCGCGCTGCTGCGGCGACGGCGGCGAGTGCCCTGTGCTCCTCTGGTGCGCTCACCGGATCTTCTCGTCAGCGAAGCGGCGCTCGGCGGCTTCCTCGTCGGGGTCGTCGGTCAGGTACTTGCGGAGCGTCGCCTTCGTCTTGGGTGCGTGGTCGGGGATTAGGTCGATGGCTGTTGCCAGCGCCACCCGCAGCGCAGCAACCTTGTTGCGGTCACGCTCGTTGAGTGACGCGGCCAATCGCGCCACCATCTCCCCTGTCCTCTCGCCCTCTGCCCGCAAGACCTCCGCTACCTCGGCGTCTCGTGCTGAGTCACTGAGGGCGACTGCTTCGGCTTCGATGGCGAGGATGGACGCGGCAATGTCGGCGTAGGTGAAGTCGTTGGTTTCTCCCTGTTTCAGCAACGCCCTTCCCGCCTCTGTCTTTGGGGTCACGGGGTCACTCATGGCTTGGCTTCCTCGTCGTAGAGGGATGGCTTCGGAAGTCGCACGTCCCACGACTGGCCGTCTTTCCACAGATGGAGGACGTGTTCATCGTCGGTGTCGTAGCGGTTCGCGCCTTCGTAGACGCCGACTGGCAGCGACTCCATCGCCTCTCGCAGCGCCTTGTCTTGGAACCGCTCGGGTCGATATGGCGGTGCGCCCTCAACCCTGAAACCCGCCCCGCCTAGTTGGATCGGGTCTTCGTTGTAGCCGCTGCGGACCCTACCCTTGGACACGCTCATGGAGTTGTCTCCAACGCTGCGGCTTCCTCGTCGTAGAGGGATGGCTTGGTGAGGGCTATCACTGGACGTACTCCACGCCCGTCCACACACGGACCTCCACGTACTCGATACCGAGCATCCGGGCCACGGCAAGTCGGTGTTGGCCGTCCATGACGAACCACTCCAGGTTGATGGTCAGGGGCTCGCGTATTCCCTCGTCGCGCACACTGTCGAGAAGCACGTCGAACCGGGGATCGCCCGGCATGACACCAGCATTCGGTGGCCATTCGCAGCGGATGAGCCGGGTCGGGACTTTCACTTCTCGCCCCCGGCAGTTAGGGCGAGGTGCTTATCCCACACGTTCGGCTCAAAGAAGCCGCCACAGGCGCATTCGACGTAGGTAGCCACCGGACCGCCATCCAGACGCAGCTCGTGTTCGTTGACGAAGCGGTGAAGGCGTGTCAGCGCATCGAGGGATAGCGGCTCTGGGTGCGGCCATGCCCAAGTTGTGCCGTGGATGGCGTCGTGGGTGCCGTGCGCCCCGCTCTCGCTCATTGCAGCCACGTCGGCAACCGGCATGGCGTGGTCACGCCGCAGGCGGCCCCGCAGGGATAGCGGCTCTGGGGGAGGGGAGGCGAGTAGGGTCAGTCGGTCGTGCTCACAAGTTGCGTGACCGCATAACTCCCACGACGTACCGCCCGTGATGCCTATGCCTACGTGCATGGCCGCGTGATAGGCCCGAGACTTGACCTCCAGCGCCTCCCGAAGCGCTGAGTCACTGAGGGCGGCTGCTTCGGCTTCGATACGCAGAACCCAAGCGGTCAGGATTTTGAGTGTCACCGGGTCGCCGTCCCAATACGGCAACTCCACTAAGCCACGGCCCGCCTCTGTCTTTGGGGACTCGGCGGAGGGGCGGGGTGTGTCAGTCATGGCTTGGTGAGGGCGGTGGCTAGGGCTTGGAGGGCAGCGGCTTCCGATCCAGCGAATGCGTCAATCGTGTCAGTACCAGCCGGAAGACGCGCCCATGCTCGCCACCTGTTAGGCCAACGCGGCTCAACGGCGGGTCCGAAGCACCCCTCCGGCAGTGCATCGGTAGCAGCCTTCCATGCTGCATCGAGCGAGTCCGGTGTCAGCGCATCGAGAGATAGCGGCCGTGCTGAGTCACTGAGGGCGGCGGCCTCGGCTTTTCGCTCTGCAAGTCGATAGCCCTCACGAAAGCCTATGGCGTGAGAGCCGTCTACGGACAGTTGGTGGGCCTCGTGTTCGATGCGGAGAATGTCATCGAGGTTGACATGAAGCCCGCCGCCGTTCTCTATCGACGCCTCGATTTCTTCCCAGACGTAGCGTCCCGCTTCTGTAGCCGGGGACTCGGCGGTGGGGCGGGGTGTGTCAGTCATGGCTCTCTCGACTTCGTTGAATACGCGGCCCAACGTGTCATCGGGGCGGGTCATTCGGGAGTCTCCCTTTCACTGGCAGCCGATAGGTGGGAGTCGAGGGCGTGGTGCTTTTTCATCAGCCATTGAGCGGCGGTCAGTTCGTCATCAGAGCCGTATTCCGTGTCGGCCCATTGAGCAACGGCCTCTACCACGAGCAGGAGGAATGGTGCGGCGTCTATCAAAGCCGAGTGGAACTCATGCCCTTCTTTCGTGTCATACCACTCGTCGTAGAACTCCTGACCCAACTTACGCTCGTCGGGTGGCGGCAGCGCCAATCTGGACGCAATGGCTGCTTCATGGAGTTCTCTCAGCGTTGGGATCACTTCATCGCTCATGGTTGGCTCTCCGAATAGCAACCTCGGCAGCGGTAGCGGCAAGGCATGTGTGCAGCGGTGTCTCGGGGCCATGCCAGCCGGTAAGAGAAACGCACGCCACAGACGGTGTACGCCAGCCGGTAATCCTCTGCGGCGTCATGGGAGAAGCGGTGACGGATGTGCTGCAACACGACTGTCACTCCCCGAGGGGCTCGAAGGTCACCGTGCAGCGGCCATCGCGTAGCCCTGCGTCGATCTTCTGGCGCATGTCGCCGGACATCATGTCGCCGGGGCCGAAGGACACGACCTCCGGGTAGCCGGGGCAGTTGACGACCGTCGCTCCGGTGCTGATACGCAAGCCACGCGGACGCTTTACCTCACGGGTCAGGTGACGGGACAACGGGCGTTCAGTCACGACGGAGCACCAACAGCATGAGCAGCAGGTTGAGAACGTATCCCACGGCAACCGTGGCGATCAAGCCGACATAGAACGTGGCCGGAGCACCGAACAAGGAAGCCACGGCGCAAGCAGCGATTGTTGCCCCAACCGTCCAAGCCGTCAGAATGGCGAGGCCGCTCATAGTGCTATCACCCCGCCGTCGCGGCCGACCAGCCAGCGCTGGGCGGTGCCCATGCCCTTGTCGCTGGGCTGGGCGACCAGGATCATGTTGCCCCCACCTACGGAGTACTCGTTCTCCACGTCGAGCGTGGCGTCCTCCTGCAGGCCGACGTGGTTCTTGACCAGCTCGGCCACAGCCTCGGCCTGGCGCCAGTTGAGTGTCGTGCGTGCGGTCATGCTGGCTCCGTGGTGCTGACGGCTGCTATCGGATCGAACGGTTGGAGCCACACGACCTGACAGTTCTGGCAGGCTCGGATGAGGTGCGGCTTGGCGTAGGACGGCAGGAAGTACACCTCGCCGTGGCCGGGGCGTTCGTCGGGCATCGAGCTGGCATACTCGATGATCCGTTCCACGCCAACGGTAGTCCAGTGATGGATGTGGTCGCTCATGGCGCATCCTCTACGAAGACACCGCCAAGCGCGCGACCGGCGCCCAGCTCGCCGGGCTCGGCCTCGAACACCAGCGCCTCGGTGAAGACGTACGTCTCGTCCACCTTGACGTAGGCCACCTTGGTCACCTCGCCCTCAGGGCTGGTGTAGGCCAACTCGACGGCATCGCCGGGGAGCAGGTGAATAGGCGCGATCTTCTTGCGCAGCAGTTCCTTGATATTCATGGCTTGAGCACCGACAGGAGCCGGGACAGCGCGGCGAACTCAGGGTTCAATAGGCTCGTGACTGCGCTCATCGCAAAGAGCCAAGCGACGAACAGGGCGACGCCGATGCCGACCACCGGCATGAACAGGTGGTCAACGATGTCTGGCCGACGAGAGTAGTCGTCCGCCTCCCATTTCTGTACCTTGTGGACCCACGTCCTGCGGGTGATCACGCCGACGATAGTTGCCGTGACCAGCAACACCGCGGCGGTAATGAGCCCTGTGACCGCTTCGATGACTACCTGCCTGACGGTCAAGTCGAACAGGTACCGCGCCGGTCCTTCCAACCGTCCAGCCAACTCATCGAGCAATCGGGCCAGTTCTTCTGCTGTCATGGAAGCCCTCCTGTGCTGTGGAGGCACAGCGTACCACAATGCGGTAGGAAGTCAAGAAACCCATAATGCGAGGCGGATAGCCCCTCTACTCTAGAAGCGCTCCACGTTGGAAACGCTCCAGGGGGACCTAATCGGACGGGCTAATCAGCTCTGCCATAGCGTCGCCCGCTGCTAGCTGCGCGAGGGTAGCCGCTGCTGTCCACCCTTGCGCGTAGGTTAGGTATGACGTGTCGCCTAGCATGCTAGAGTCGGCGCCATCGCGCAGAGCGTGCAGCACACTGGCTAGGATAGCCGCGGCCAGAGCGTACGGATTGCGCGTCGGGACGATAGGCTCGGCGTGATAGTGCTCCGGCGTAGGGGTGTCTAGATGACACGCCCATGAGCACGGCGCGGACCTCCCCCCGCCGCTAGCCTCTAATCCCGATCCTACGCCGCGCGCGCTACTCATCGCGCCACCTTGCCGCAGCCTAAGCACGGCATACGCTCAATGCGTACCGACCCGTCAGGCTGTAGCCATCGCCAGGTGTACTGACCATTGTGATATGGGATCATCGGCGTACGCCGCGCGTATACCTTGCAATAGTTTGGGCTACGCTCGGCCGTCACTCGGCGCCTCCTAGAATACCGGCCGCCATACCGTGATCGCCTACGGTGGACACCCCGACCATAGTCGGCGCGCTAGTCTCAGCAGACCACGTAGCGCGTAGCAGCGCGCCATCATTCTGACGTACCGTTAGGCGCCCGCTGCCATCAGCGCGTAGCTCGACCTCGCAGAATGTCCGCCAGGTATCAGCGTGCACATTGATGACCCGATCAGCTAGGCGCGTGCTCCGCGCGTCACTGTTGGCACGGCGCCTATCGCCGCGAATGGTCCCGCGTAATGCTGCCATTAGTTGCCCTCCGTTTCTCGGCCGTGCTCGGCCGCACATACGTCATCGCAATAGTGGCGCTCGGCCCACAAGTGCATATCGCCGTACCACCCATCGGCGCCATCTAGCGTCATGGTTACGATGTCCTCGGCCGTAGCGTCAGGGTCATCCATACCGCCGTTAGCAGTGCGTGCTTCGGGCGTTTCGTAATCCTGATCGAGCCACGTTTCGACAGTTTCGCGTAGGTAGGCTGTAGCGTCCGTTAGATTGTCGAATACGGCCGGGTCCGTCTCGGGGAGATAACCTCCCATATTCCACCCCGCCACCCAGCGCTCGGCGCGTCTATTGCGCGCACGTGCTTCCATCGCCGCTACGTGCTCGCGCTCAGCTAACCAGTCCACGTCACGGTATGTCATCGGCTCAGGTCCGCATAATGCTCGGTACGGGTCACGGTATCGGGCGCATCGTGGACAGTGACCCAAGCCTCACGTAAGCCGGTCGGCTGAGTATCGCCCCGATTAGTCGGCTCAGGATTGCGCGCCACGAATACCCATCCGATATGTTGCCGTTCAGTAGCCCGACCGGGTATATCCACGTATACGCGCCCGGTGCATCGGCCGAGTGCCTCCCAGGGCCGAGACTTATCGCGCCCGCTGAGCGAGCGAAACAGCGCGCCCGGAGTCTCGTGCACAGTCTCGGTAATGGGGTCCTCGCCGTACCAGCCGCCCGTATAGGTGACTTTCACGAATAGGCCGCTCATCGCGCACCTCCCCATATATGCGCGCTGCGCGGGTCTATATATGACGCGCTCGCATAGTGGCGCCCGCTATGGCCACTCGGCCGCTCGCACCGTTTGCCGTGCGCGTATCGGATAACCCCGCGCCCGTAAAAGTAGGCGCGACATCGGCCGCTCATCGGGCGACCTTCAGCTCGCGCGCAGCTCGGCGCGCGTCATCTCGGCGCCGTATCTCACGCACTAGATCGCGCGGGCTATCCGGCGATCGTCTGATTGTCCGTGACACTCTATGTACCTCCTGCTATGCGCGCCGATATCGGCTGTCCTACTCGATACCGCGCTCGGCGCTCTAGGGGCGCGATACCGTTGACCCATCGCGCAGCAGCAGCGCGCGTACGGAATACCAAGCCGATTGCCTGCCATCCGTTGCGGCCGTTGTACTCGATGGGATAGAACGTCATAGGCGAACCATACTCCCCCATTGTGGGATACGCTAGCGGCCGACATTACAGAACCATTACAACCGACGACCGACCATAGACGGTTGACAACCAACCAACCAGGCGCCTACAGTCGCCGCCGATGGGGCTCTGCCGATATGCCAAACGGCAGACGACCGCGCGCCTACCATATAGAACGGATGTTCCATTCTCAGCATTCTCACAGAATGCCTCACCAGGTCTTAGGGGTGGCTCTTAGGGTTTCTTTAGTGGCTCAGTCGCAACGGAGACACCCACTCAGCATCGCCCCACAGGCCAGTAAAACGGCCCGCCACGACTTTCTCTATCCCTAACTGCTGTCAGGTACCACCTTGTACGCGGGTAGCCCACCACGGTCGTCTGTACGCACCAGTGCGCCCACTACCTCGCCCACCGGCCAGCTCCATACCTCCATCGCCGTCCACACAGCAAGATCCTCGCGCTTCTCGGCTTGGTTCCATACCCTCTCCCACGGTAGGCGCAGCAGCCGCCAGTGCCCGCCACTGCCCTGCACCCAAGCCTCGTAATCACCCTTGACATTCCTGCGCTGCCAGTACGGCGGGCGCCAGCGCCATACCTCGCCTGAGATCCTGTCCACGTCCTCGGGGTAGACCAGCCCATCATCTACCCAGCCCACACTCATCCTGCCGTCGTCAGCGAGTGCGGTGATAACCCTGTTCAGCTTGGCCAGCGTGACGTGCCAGCCCACAGCCTCACTCACCAGCTCTACCGCCTGCCGTGTCGTAATCCCACGCGCCATGCCGCCGCCTTTCTGCAAACTACCCAGGGGCTACCCACGCGCCATCTGGCGCCGTAGGTGCTCGGGCCTCAACGCGTTATCGCGTCGTGCTACCTCTAGCTGCGCCAGCAGACCAGCCTCGAACCGATCAATGTCCATGTCCAGCAGATCGGCCGCGTCTATCTCGCCAGTCAGCAGCAGCTTGCCTACAGCCCAGTACATACGGTCCTTGTCAGTCATCCTCCAAACCTCCTTTTTTTGGGACTCTCAAAACCAGCCAAACAGGACACTAACCCCCAAGGGTTGGGGTCGTGTCCCGTTTAGGGTGATAGTTGTCTTTTGGGACAGCATTTCACGCTCAAACGGGACAGCAAACGGGACGGTTCCAAACGTCCAGAGGGTACTTTCCCACGGGACAGCAAAAAGGGCACTTTTCACGCCAGTCGAATACCCGCCAAAGCCCACTTTCGACCAGCCCGTTCGAAGCGTGGCGCTACCCCTTTCGACCCTCGGTACAGAGCCTTGCGTACGCTATCGCCCTTGACTTCCTCGCCCGCGTCCTCGGCGCCCACGTTGAGCGCATCGGTCACGTCCTCGGCCGTCAACGTGCCCTCGGCACCGGCCAGCACTGCCGCTATGCGGTCGGCCAGCTCGATAGACCACGGCTTCTCAACCATGTCGGTCGGGATGCCATCGCGCCAGTTGATAACTACGTGCGTTGCTTCGGCGCGGCGGTAGTTGTTGGCCTTGCGGTCAGTCAGCACCAGGTTGTGCATCTCACTCCCATCGGCGTCGAGCACTTGTCCTGTTTTCTCTATCGACCAGGCCGCGCGGCAGTAATACAGCCAGTGTGTAGAGCCGAACGGGCTGGTCATGTCGCGCGCCCTGTTTACCTGACCGATGGACACTGACGGTCGGCCTATGGTGGCCAGTGCCTGCGTGTACTGTTGCGCCGTGACCGGCTCATTGAGTGACGCGCCGAGACATGCCGCGCCTATGCTGTCCACCACCACGATCGTCGCTCGGAACTCGTCGGCAAACTCGCGTATCACGGGCGCCACGGCCCACAACGGCCCTGTTGCTGCGCGCCACGACGACGTATCGAGTGGCGTAAAGATCATCACGTTGCGCATCACCCGCCAGCCCCCCAGGCTCGACACTCTGCGCGCCCACTCGTCAGGGTGTGTCTCGTAGTCAATCAGCAGCACCCTGTGCCCGTCCCCTACGAGCTTGCATACCTCGCCCGCGGTAAATACGCCCTTGCCCGCACCACTCGGCCCATACAGCAACGAGATACCTGTTGCGTCCCAGCGCCCCAGCAGGCGCGGCGGTGGCGCCTCTGTGCTTATCTCACTCAGCAGCCGCGCGCCATACTCGTCAGCATCAGGCTCACCCTGTAGGTCATTAGCGGGTAGCCTGCGCGCGGGAGCTTTGCTCGCCACGCGTGAGTACTCACGCTCGGCCCACTCGCTGAAAGGCTCCTCCTCGCGCGCAGCCGCAGCGGCAGTTAGCTCCTCATCGGTAGGCGCATCGTCGGGTCGGTCATCGAAACGCATAGCGTCCTTTGGGTATTCCTGAACGTCTAGCAGCAGACTCAGACGACGGACGTTCAGGCGTACATCGCCTGAGTCCTGCTAGAGCGATACTACGCCCTCAGTCATCAGACGTGCGCCCCTCTACGCGCCACTGGTATGCCGTGCTCGACAGCACGCGCGTCACGTCGCTCGTGTCGATCAGCACTTGTGCTCGACCATTCACTACCGGCAAGCCTTTCAGGCCAGCAGATATGCCCGTGTACGCATAGTCACGCGAGGCACGCACCAGCCGTATCGTCACGCGCGGGATGCCACTCGCCGCTTTGGCAATCATCAGCGCTGCCTCATCGGTCAGCGCGCAGCCCAGCTTGCTTGCTGCCCTACTCGCAATGAGCACCAGCTCATCGTCGCGGTACAGCCTCAGTCGCAGTACCAGTGCGAACCTGTCCAGCATCGGCGTCAGTAGCCGCTCCGGCTCTGTCGTGGCGCCTATGAATAGCAGCGGCGGCAGTTTCATCGCCTCGCCATTCGCGCCTATGATGAGCTTGCTGTCCTCCATGACAGGAAAGAGATACTCCTGCGCGGGGCGGTGCATCCTGTGGATCTCGTCAATGAAGAACACATCCCGCGCTCGTGCGGCCATGAGCGGCAGCACCAGGTTCTCGGGCCGGCGCACACTCGGGCCTATGAGTGAGATAAGTCGCCCCCGCACGGCACCAGCGACACACAGCGCCAGCGTAGTCTTGCCTGTACCCGCAGGACCGCCGAGCAGTATGTGACCAGGTAACTCAGCCCGCGCCTCTGCGCCAGCCAGCGCCACGCGCAGCGCGTCCACCACCTCGCCCTGCCCCACCACATCATCGAGTGACGCGGGCCTCATGGGGTCGGCCGCGGGCCTAGCCACTAGGCACGTCCAGGTGTGCGTACTCAGCCTGTGGCTCAAAGTCGGCCACGGTCGTATCGACACCAGCGCGTACCTGTTCGCGGATATGCTCGGCGCTGCTCCGTGACAGGGTAAAGATGCTCGTGCCGAAGATGCCGTAGCCACTGCCGTAAATCAGCCAACCGTCCTGCCCACGATAGGTAGAACGCTTGATAGACAGGCGCTTGCTATCAGTCATCGGTTCAGCGCTTCGACTATGCGCGCCGCGTTGCCGGGGCCGATGGCATAGGCCACGATGCCCTCATCGGTGTCCACGATCCCGACAAGCTGCTCGCTCGGCTTGGGTGCTCGCTTGATGACCTCGGCCGCGTTGCTCATCAGATCGCCTACATGCTCGGCGTCCAGCCACATCCAGGTCCACTGTTCCTCGTCGTCCTCTGGTTCACTGTCCTCGGGGTAGACGTGGAACGGCTCGAACGGGCAACGTGCCGATGGTGCCGGGGTCATGTCGGTCACCTTGCCGTCGTCCCACGACAGCCCACAGTAGCCATCGGTTGCTATGTCCTCGCCAGTAGTCCCCGGTGCTACCGGCTGAACCGGCCAGTCTTTCGGGATAGCCTCGTGTGTTTTCATTGCGTCACCTCCCCTGTTGCCGCGTCGATAACGTCAGCCGGAAGCGGGCCAGCACCTACATACGTCCGTGCTGTGTACGCGCTACCGTTCTCATTCGCCGCGCGCACTATCTCGCGCAGCTCGGGCCAAAAAGCATCGCCACGGCGACGATCATCTATGTCGGCCGGATTGACCACGGCATACGTCGCCGTCGCAAGCGAGTCCTGCCAGCTATCGGTATTGCCAGGAAACACGACTCCGACCATGTTGCGTGCCTCGCCGCCCTCACGCACTCGGAAAGCGACCATGTAGAAACCGGCGCCCGCTACACCATTGCGGTGAAAGCGCACTCCCTGAACGCTGCTAATGAGTCTCGACATCCTCTATCGACTCCTTCCTGCGGCGAATACGCCACCTTCACGTCTATGGCACTCGCAGCCGCACGGCGTAGGCACTGCTACACCGTCCCTGTTGTCACTGTCGCCCGTGTAGCCGATGCCGTAGGCGTCAGGATCTCGATCTAGTGGACACTCAGCCTCGGGATGCTCCGCCAGGAACGCGCGCCACGCTGCACTCGCGCTGACCACCACGCCGTTAGGCCAGCGCAGCGTGTCAGTTGTCAGATCACGGCGCCAGTCACCACCAGCACGCATCTCGTACCAGTGAAGAAAAGCGTCGGCCTCGTCCTCGGGGGATGCGTCGTCAGTACCCTCAAAACTCGGACCAAAAGCAATCCCTGTGGTGGAGTCGTAGAGACAAACTACTTTCTCGTCGGTTACTCGGATGCCCATGTTTCCCTCCTCCAAATACGCCAGATGGTTTTACGTTCTACTCCGTAGTGTTTGGCCAGTGCATTAGCCTTTAGGCGACCGATACCGATTGCACGTATCTCGGCTACCTGCGCCGATGTGAGTTTGGCGTTGTAGTGCTTCTCGCCATGCATATCGGGTCGCGGGATACCACGTAGATCAGGTCGTTTGCCGCGCCCTTTCGCTTCACGATCAGCGACGTTATCGGCGTTGGTACCCAGGAATAGGTGACGGACGTTCACGCACAGTTTGTTGTCACAGTGGTGCAGTACGTGTAGCCCTTCTGGGATAGGCCCATTGGCCTCTGTCCATGCGAGCCGATGAGCACGCCACGTACGTCCCTGTCGCTGCACGTAGCCGTAGCCCCTACCACTCGGGGCACCCTGAAACTCGATACAGTCGTCGCTCATGCGCGTCCTCCCCTCATGTATGCCATCCAGTCGGAGATAGGCCGACCATCCTCTATCGCCCGTTCCATAGCGTCGTCAACGGCCGCGTCGTACAGCGCATCGGGGTCGGGCTGCGGCGGGTCAGGATCGCCGTCCTCATCATCCAGCGCCGCGCACTGCGCGCAGCCCTCGGAGGCGAAAGACCCGGCAGCGCCGCCATGAGAGTCGTGAGGGTCCTCTAGGTTAGACGGACCGCCAAAGACACCCACGGTCCAGTCCTTGCACTCGTCACAGTGCGCCCTCATCGGACGTACCCGATGCCCAGCGGGCCTACCCACACAGCCCAGCCGTGCCCCTTGTTGTTAGCGCTCAGGCGTAGCCAGCGCCGCCGACCACTGCCATCCCAGCGTTCCCAGGCGAATACCCAGCCGCGTCCATTGCGGATCAACCATCGCTTCATCAGCTCACCTCCTCGTCACTCCGGCTGCTCGTCGTATGGGTTAGACCACGGCGCCAGCCCTTCCTCGGCCGCGCGCTCCACCTTTATGTCCAGGTCGCGCCGCGCGTCCCGTAGCGCGCGCTTCTGTGTCTCTGTGCGGCTCGCCTCAGGCCACGCATGAGTCAGGCGCTTCACTTTCAGCTCGGCCAGATAGATCGCCCCGCGCAACATGCGCCGCGCCTCTGTCGCATCGTCTGTCATGCGCTCACCTTCTGTGCTGCCAGCCGATAGCGGCTCGGCGTGCGGCCCTTGCTGCCCTGTACCTCGACCAGCCCATCGCGCACCAGCACAGCCAGGTCGGCTACAAGTTGGCTCCTCTTGGCGCCACTGATGCCAGCGACCAGCTCGGGAGTAGTCGTCCAGCCCTCTAGGTCTAGTCCCGACGCCCTTGCCGTCGTCCTACGAATGCGCAACTCCTCAACGATGATGCTGCGCCGCAGTGTGGCCGTGACGCCACGGCCAGCACGCGCCGCACTGCGCCGCGGGCCGTCCAGCTCGCGCAGCACTGCGCGCTCCAAGTCGAACAGGCGGGTCACGCTGCGCTCGGTGATCTCGCCCTCGGGCAGTGACGCGCCCACTGTGTAGGTGCGCACGCCCTGCGCAGTACGCGACAGGCGCACCACATAGCGCGGCGGGCCACTGCCGTCCTCGTAAATCTCGGTCAGGTCTGTCATCGGTACCAGTACTCCGCACCGTTGATCTCGGCGCTCGTGTAGTCGTCTTTCAGATCGTCAGCAGCGGCCGTCCAGTCAATGCGGTTCAGCGGCCATGAGGCATTGCGGTCGATCGCGCCTATGTCGGCCGCTAGTTCCTCCGCGTATTCCTCGAAAAAGGACTCAGCGATGAACGTCACGCCATCGCGCCAGTTGTCGCCCGCGTAGCCCTCTGTCTCTGCCTGTAGGGCACGCAGCTCGGCCAGTTCAGCAGCAAACTCGACCGCTTCCTCGTCATCCTCGGGTGTCGCCCCGTCCAGCTCGTCCAGGCGATCTAGCAGCTCGCGGCTGTCGATCGTGTCCTGTCGGGCTAGTTCCTCCAACGTGCTCGTCATGGGCACCACCTTTCTGTGTGCGGAGTGAATATCAGCCGTAACGGTACCACAATGCGGGAGTGTGTCAATACCCCAGCCGACAATAGACAGTCGGCACTCCACCA